TTTCATTAAATATACCACCAATGATATTTGATGTTGTTCCAGTTGGTGATGTTACACCCGTATAATTTATACCATCTACTGATACGGCAAAACCACCAGCACCACCAGCACCTAATATAACTCTACTACCATCAGGCAATGCTATTGCCGACCAAGCATTATTAGATGTAAATGCTGTATATGTTCCTGCTGACCAAAGTAATCCATCATCACTATAAAGAACATTATTTCCATTAGGGGATATATGACTTGTTCTACCACTAAATGTTGTTAAACCAGCAAATCTTAAACCAGCATTGCTTTTCGTTAAGTTCCAACTTGTTCCACCTGTTGAAGTCCATATATCACCAGTATTATCACTTAATATAAATAATTCATTTACATCGTCCCATACAAATATATCACTACCCAAATCACCCCAAGCAAAAGTTCCATAACTAGTCCAATTTATACCATCTGTTGATTTAAAGGTATAATTGCTTCTATCACCAACAGTATAAAATGCTTGGAATTTGGGCACCCATATAATATTATACAATCTCGCATTATTAGGTATTGAAGAAGCAGACCAACTTAAACCATCATAAGAATAGAATGCTCCGTTTGTATCACCCATAACATACATATCCAATACTGGTGAATATTCTACTGTTGTGGCAACACCTGGACTTAAAGTATTTGGTAAGGTTGTTGATGAGAAGTTAATTAAATCATTTGTATAATATAATGCTGTCGTTCCTTGATTACCAAAATACATTCTATATGTCGTTGGAACATTAACCTCAAAGGTATTAGAAGACCCCGTAACCGAATTACTATAAGGGTCAAGACCAGTCACCGTTAAATCAACCAAAGTCGTTCCAGTGTTCCTAAACTCACCAATAGGGGTAGTTTGACCCGTATATGAGGTGATGGTATTACCCGAATAATCATAGAAATCACTTAAAGTCCATACATAAGTTGGAGAACTGATATTCGTTGAACCACTTAATGAAATAAAGTTATATTTGGTTGTTCCCGTTGGAGCTATACTAACGGATGCAACAAATGGACTTGGAGTTGGAGTTAAGGTTGGAGTTGGTGTAATAGTTTGAGTTGGAGTAGGTGTTGGTGTTCCCCCCGTGATGAACTCAAATGTAAAATCACAATCAAGGGATACAGCCTTCTTAACACCACCGATAAATTGTTGAACCAAGATGGGTTCACCCTTTTGTCCAAGTGGTTTTAATAAGTTTCTTTTATCGGGATTTACGGGTATTCTTCTTATACCCGCTGGTTTGTATCTTCGTCCATTCCAATTTATCATACTATTACTATGTTAAGGCTAAAGGAGGGGTAATTAAACCCCTCCATAATTATTATGATTACGCATTGAATGTAATACCACTAAAAGCGGTAGCGATATCATCAATCGTATTCGTTGGGTTTGGTTCAGCACCCGTTAAGGTTAATGTGAAACCATTAAGGTCAGAGAACGCTGTTCCACTTTGAAGAGAACCTTCAGAAGCGATTAGACCATTCTCTGGTCCTACCAACCAATAACGACCATTGGTATCAAGGATTATTGCGTATATTTCATTTTGTTTAACTAACTCAAAGAATGTATTTCTCAATTCTTGTGTTAGTTTAGGGAAACTCAAAGTTAAAGTCGGTGTAAAAGAAACTGATTGTGCTGTGTCGTTTACAGCAATTGCTTCTTCCCAACCCGAAGATTGTTTAACCAACTCAAACTTATAGAATGTCCCAGCTCCACTGATTGTTGTAATAGCATCGTCAGCACCTTGAGTATATGAAGAAATTGTATTTCCACTATCACCCAAAATCCAAAGGGTTTTTAATCCACCTAATGATGCGTTTCTACAATCAAGGGTATAACCTGCGTTTATAAAACAAGACATATTATTATAATTTTTAAGTTAGTTTATTAGGAAGCCTTAACAAATGATGCGATATCAAAAATACCAACACCATAAGTAGTTCTTCCGATTACTTTGATGACATCTTCTCCTTCATCGTAAAAAGAACGGATTGTCATACCATTTGAGTCCGTTGAGTTCATTCCCACTTGGATGTAAGACATTGGACCAGCAACAAATGCTGACTGACCTTCAAGACCTACAGTTGGAACAACAGCGATACGAGTACCAGGTATAAATGCCACAAACTCAGAACCACTTTGAACTCCACCATCGTCAAATGAGAATAAGTTTAATTGAGATGCGTTTCTCAATGCTTGAACATAGTTTCTGTAGTCAGCGTAAGACACAGCAATTGCCAAGTCGTCTCTATGAACAACATTTGATGGAATAGCCGCAGCAACTGCCGCCAATACATCAACACCATTACTTGCAGTTAATGCAGTATAAGTGATTTCAGTTGCACCATTACCACTTACAACAAGGTCTAATACCCCATCAAAATCATCAGTAGGTTTAGTTGCTTGCCATAATTTAGTTTCCATTTGGTTTGCCATTCTATTTGCAACATCTTGAATAAGTTGTTCTGCAAATGGAACTTCCTCTTGGAAATTGGTTGCTCTTAATCGTTGTGATAAGAAATAATCATAAAGTTCGTATGGACATAATTCCATATTCACTTTCTCTGTTGTAGTTTCAATTAACACTTGGTCAATAGTTGTATCACCAGTTGGTGTAAAACCACAAGATTTTCCGTCTTGGAAAATCAATGAGTTTGTCATAAATGGAACTTTTTCAGAACCTCTGATGTTACCTCTTACAGATGCATAACGAGGAAGGGTTAAACCTAATACCTCTTGTAATAACATCTCGTCAGCGTTCTCCTTAGTCCAAGTTGACAACCCAGTTAAATCGTAATCAAAATTGAAATTCTTTTTCATTTTATTTAATTTTTAGGTTATTTTATGTGTTTTTTAAGAAGGGACGCTCTGTATTGAGTAAAGTTCTCCTTCACACCCTTCTTTTCTGTTATGCCTGTTGTTTCAGGCGACTTTTTAAATGTCTCCACCTCTGTTTTCAAATCTTCAATCTCTTTGTTGAAATCGGCACTTTGAGTTTCCATTAGTTTTAACATTTGGTCAATTGAGGATTTGATTGTTTTTAACTCCTCCTCAAAATTCATTGTTTCAGTTTGTTCTTCTTCAGTTGACATTTCTTCTTCTGATGCTGCGTTTTCATCTACCACATCTCCCACATCTTCTGATTGGGGGATACGGATTTCAATTAAACGACTTTCTTCATCAAGAACAATAACATAACCATCAGATAATGTGTGCTCACCTGCAGGTGCAGGGGTAAGAGTTCCGTCTTCATCTTTTACATAAATGACATCACCCATTTCAAAATCACCTTCCTTGTCGTTGGTAACCACTGTGGTTCCATCTTCAAGTCTGGTTTCAGCAAACTCTTGTTCTTTTGGTTCTTCAACTTTGTTGAATTCCAAACCCAACATCTCTTTAATCTTATTGATTGCGTCTGTTGCGTTCATAAATTATTTTGTTTGTTTAATAATGTTTATTATCTCTTCCAATAAATACTCATTGGCGTTATGGGAGTTGAAACTCATATCAAATAATCCTTCAACACTCAATCCCTTTACCAAACCCTTCTTTACATAGTTATTCCATACATCATCATTCATCACCTTATATCCCACAGCCCAACTACCTTCGGGGACATCATCTTTGGTAAATCCATAGTCGTAAATTTTGTCATCTTTTCCGACAATCCAACTCTCCACCAAAAAGATATCATCAAACTTGGTTGAGGTATGTTCAAGGTTTGTCTTATCTATTCTTTTTTCCATAAGGAACTTATATGCAGCTCTCTCAATCGCATCTTTGGTGAACCTTACAAAGTATTTACCCAACTCCTCATCCATTCTTGGTATCAACTTACCAGGAACCATTGCGGGTGAGTATATCATTCTCTTCTCATCGTCCAATTGAAACTTAAAATGTTCCTCACTAAACTTGGTGTAGTTCTTTGACCTACAAGGTCTAAAACATTGTTTACCTCTATACTCAATCTCTTGATATACACCTTGACAACCCATCTCTTCTGATTTGTTCTTTGCCTCCATCTCTGTTGAATATACGGGGACACCTTGTAAGAACCCCACTGGTATCATATCTTCCTTATTGAACTGTGTGGATGATGTCTCCTCTCTTAATGTGTTAGGGTCTCTCTCACGACCATATTGAACGGGTTCATTAACACTACCTGCTTGACCTGGTGCGTCCATTGAGATAATGGCATTGTCCTCCATAACCTCTTTGTTGTTATACACCCTATCTGTGGGGTCAAGGGATAATTCAACCCATCTGTGTCTACAATTTGCTCCACCAGCATATAAGAAACAATTTACAGATGCTCCCTTTGGTCTTGGTATAATGGTTCTATTATTATCTTCCGCATTTAACTGAACGGATAATGCTTGAATATCTTCAAATCTCCATACCAATTGTCTCCTACCCAACATTCTTCTACAGAATTGTCTTGATGTGTCAATAAGGTCTGGTCCTCCTTGTGGTCCAATAGAATATACATATCGTCTTAAACGATACATACTATCCAATACGGAGGGTTCTTTTGGTTTGGATACCAACTTGTAAAATTGTTCTTCAGTTATACCCTTTTTGTTGAATATGTCTTTGTATTGGTTTTGTATCTCTTCGGGGTCAATCTCAACCATCTTGGTAATCTCATATCCTTCGTCTAACAACTCTTCCAACTCAATGGTATCATCTATATTTAAATTCTTTAATTCATCAAATAGACCTATTCTCTGAAGGAATAAGTCATAGTCGTATTCAACACCCTCTTCTTCAAAATCTTTGAGAATATCAATGGCAATCATTGCTCTGTTTTCAATATTATCAATTTGTAATAGGATATCTATAACACCCTCAACCATTTGTTTGTCAGACCTCTTTTCTCTTTTTACTGCTTCCTCATAATCCTTATGTGTCTCACAAGGGTGCCATTCATTACCCATTAAATGTGTTCCTTTACACCCTAATCTCTCTGCTTCAATAAGTGCATGAATTTGTGAATGTGAAAAGTCATCTGGTTTCTGTGTAACCCTCATATCACCATCAATATACTGACCCACAATCTTCCCATCTCTGGTTTCAATAAGTGCCACGGGTCTTTCTTCCGTTGCCGTAAGGGTAAGGTCCGTATCGGGGATTGGAACCTCTCCTTGAACTCTAATGTCTTTTACTTGACCTCTACCTCTATCAGCATCTTCACCTCTACCAGCATAAGTCCAAGATACATAATCACCAACACTAATTCCTTGTGCGGTATCAACAAACTCAAATAAACCCAATTCCTTTAATTTGCTCTCAGACCATCTTTTTCCTGCAAGACCACCCCATAACAAATAACTGATGGTTCCACACGCTTCGGTATCACTCTCATCATAATAGGTTTCAGCACGGGATAAATAAGAATACATTCTCTTAATTGTTTCAACCGATACGGGTCTTTTTGCTTCAAGGTCGGCGCCCCTTCGCTTCCCCACAGCGGTTGCACACTTATTATTGACCTTCTCGTTTAATTCTCTACCCCTCTTTGCGTTGTTTGATACACTATCGGGGTAATCACTATACGACTCAAAGTTCTCGTCTGTAATGTCTTTATTTTGATTGTTGAAATATTGCCATTCAACTTCAATTGCGGGGTTCATCACCAATGCGATTTCTTCAATCTTTGTATCTCCCGATAAAAACCCGTCTATGTCTAAATCAATTATTTTTAACATATCTATAAATAGTTAAATCTTTGAGAGCAATTGTAATCTCTGATTTATACCCTGCTTTTCGGTAATGTCTTGTTCAAGGACATACGCTCTAATGGGTTCTCTGTTTGTTTTGGTAAGTGCTTCAATCAATCTACTATCATCAAATGGTTGGGACACCAATGGTCTACCACCACCTGCCATATTTATACTACTCAATAAATCACGATATTGAACACTTGATTGACGATTTATTACAACCTCACCACCTTCAGCAAAGACACCAGTATTACCAAGAGGTATTCCCCCTTGTTCGTGAGATGCTCCAAATAATATACCACCTTCTCTTAAGTTTTTAACTTGAGATATTTGTGATGAAATAAATCCAACTTGAATTGCTCCAATTGCTGCGGCAACACCTGCCAAGATTTGACCCGTTACGGGACCTGCAGCAAGTGCTTTGGTGACCGCCTCTGCGACATTGGCAACTGCTTGCAATCTTGTTAATTCCAATTGAGCCAACTGACCTTGTTTGGTTATCTGTTTTCTTTCATTTTCATACTGCTCCCTTATCTCTGTTCTCTTTTGTTCTGCTTCCTCACTATCACCGACAATTTGGTCCAATATACCTTTTTCCGTGTCTTGAAGAATGGTAAGTTGTGTTTGAACATATTGTTGAAATACTTGAACCCCCGTCTGTGCCACTTGGGCTACTTGTGATAAATTATCAGCCAAATTATCAAGGAACCCTTCTGATACTTGTTTTTCATCTGTTGCGTCCTCATCTCGTAATTGTTTTTTACGATTATAGAACGCTTCCAATATCTTTATTCTCTCCTCTGCGGTGAAGTCAGTCAAATCTATACCTTGTTTTGCCAGTTCCGTTTCCAAGTTGATTAAGTCATTAGCATCAATTTTTCTGTTGTTGATATAGTTCTTGTAATCTTGAAGACCCATTCTATTTATCTCATTTTCAAGTTCAGCCAACTCTTCCCGATTTAACTTTTGACCATCAAAGAATTCATCATCTGACTTAAGGGCTTCGTCATAGAATTGAGATAAACTATCCAAGTTCTGTAATACAAAGTTCTTATACGCCTCATTAGTTGTTGTAAGGGTTCGTCTTTGATTATCAGCAATTTCTTCTTGAACCTTCTGTGTCTCAAACAACACCCCTCTAATCTCTTCCTCTTGTATGGTGATTGCTGTTGATAATTGAACTATGGATTGTGTTCTTGCTCTTGCCAACTCATCTGCTTCTTGTGCGGTCAATTCACCAGATTCAACTTGCGCTTGCAATCTCTCCCTTATGATACTGGTCAATTGTTTTTCTGCAGCAGCAAATTCACTTCTGGCACTAACCAAATCATTTATGTTTCTTTCTTCTTCACCCAATAATTCAATTCTACCTTCAGTTTCCTTGAAGATGATATCACCATTTGCGATAAGTTGTTTTCTTAAGTTATTAAAAAAGTTTAATGGGTCTCCCTCTCCCAATACATTTTTTATTGATGGGGTATCCTCAATCAACGCTCTTAAGTTGCTATATTCTCCCACCAAGTTCTGTAATGTCACAAACGCCTCAATTGTAATACCTCCTTCCTCTGGTGCAAGTTGAGCCAATCTTGCCCCTTCTGCTAATGTTTCATTTACGGTCTTTTGGAAATCAGCCAATTCACCCGTAATGGTGTTGCTAAGGTCTTCCCTTGCTTCATCATAGAATTTTCCAAATACATCACCTATATTGGTTTCGGGGATAACAAACAACCTCTCGGCTTCTTGTCTAAAGGTTTCTTGTTCTTTAGTG